TTGTTATTAAACGTACTCCAATCAGTTGAACTTAACTTACCAGTATTTGTAGCCGAAGCAATAGGTAGGTTAAAAGTATGAGTAGCAACACTTGATGATATTCCAAAGTCCGTTCCACTTGTTCCTGTCGCTAAAAATTGTACTTGTCTTGTAAGGTTATTTAAAGAGATTAATCCTTTTGAGAAAGTAGTAATTACTTGACACAAGTGATTGTTTTCAGTATGTAAAGTAACTGTTCTACCACTTACGTTTACATAGATTCTAATCGCTATTCTATCCGTAACAGTCAATACACTTTGAGCAACTGGTATTGCAAAATAATAAGGGTTAATTACAGTTCCTTGATTAATGTACTCTGGAACTCCAACGCTTGTACCTATTAAGGTAAAAGTTGTGCCATCATATTTATAAACCTCTGCATAAACAAAAGGGTTTCCTGAATTGTTGTTTACACTAAAATAAAACTCACAATTAAAGTTACCAGCTGGTACTTCTAATAAAGCTGGGTCATTAGCATCAGTTATGTAACTTGCTACATATCCATTTGAAGATATAGCAATATCAGTTCCAGCACCAGCAATAGGTGTTTTGCCTAATTGTCTATAAGCAACCCCTCCTATTGTACCTTGACTTACACTTGAGTTAAGATAATAAGAAACCGAACTACCTCCACCTGTTGATGTAGGAAAGTCAGCTAAAGTACCATCTCCTCGTACATATTGAGAAGCATCTCCATCTAAAGCAGTTATAACACCGCTATTAGACACTACTGGTCCTTGTATATCCCTAATCTTTGCTTCTCCTGTTACTTGTAATTGACTCATAATATTTTATTGAAATAATCCTCTAATATATTCCCCAGCTGCTAATGCTCTACCAAAAGTAAGAACTCCTGTCGCACTCACAAACTTAACATCATCACCTGTTGGAACTCCTGTTGTTAAAATGTTTTGTGCATCCACACCACCTCTTGAAACGTAAAGACAAGCGTAACCGATTGTGTCCGCAAAAGTAATTGATGTTTCGCCACCACTTGCCGTGTAACCTTTTGTCTTGACAGGGTTTGCACCTACGATAATCACACCGCTTGGGTCAACCTCCGTTCCTGTTGTATTGTATGCACCTGTACCTTGTAGGCTTACATTATATGTAGCCACATCCTTTTGAGGTGCGTTTATTGCTAAACTTGATATATTACAAACTCCGTTAATAATTGTTAAACCATCAACTCCGTTATCCACTACGAACTTAATTTCTATTGGTGTTCTTGATAACTGCTTCTCAAGCATAAACAAATAAGAAAATCCACTCAAAATAATCAAACCATCACAAGTTACATTCCAAGTAGCCACATCGTTCTTAAATTCTCTAAACCAAGCACTTGATTGGCTTGTTACCTCTTTTTGGTCTACGCTTACATTAAAAGCACAACTTGTACTACAAGCAAATGCAACATCAACCTCTGGTTCTACATCTGTTCTATGCCAATAAAGCATTACGTTATTTCCTATTACTGCTGCCATATTACAAATTTAATCAATTATCCGAATGTTTCTAATATTTCCCCTGCTCCGCTAATTCTATATGCTTGGAAATAAGTATCTGTAACCAAAACCTTCCACCAAATATTCGCACCATTAAATCCAACAATCAACAAATCACTTGTATAGAAGAAATCTCCAACTATTGGAACACCAGCTTGTTCTAAGTAAACTAAGTTACTTGTTAAAGGTGCAGCAAGAGCAGCTTCTTTAGTTAAATAACCATTAGACCTTTGATGCCCAAATCCAGTTAAGTCTCTTGATAGTGGGTTACTATCATAAACTGTGTTCATTGTTGTTTCTACGTTCTCTGGATTAATATCTAATAAAGTAGCCGTAATTACATCATTAGGCAAATCTATTGTTGAATTACCTATTATGTATTTTTTATCTGTAACACTAATTTGAACAGGGTCTAAGTCAGTTGCATTTATTCTCATTGCACCACTTAATCTGCCATCATCAGTTTCCATACCCATAAAAGAAGCATCCAAGTTAATAATGTTCTTATTAAAACAATTTGAATATTGTTGAACAATTAATTCGCTTAAACTTCTATATATTTCATCTGGGTATTCTTGTCTATACCAATTTAATAACATACTACCATCTGGTTTGCTTATGTAACCTATGTAGTTATATTTAGCATTATTAATGTCATTGAATCCCATTGGTAAGTCTATATCTAAAACGTATTCTTCAACATTGTTTATATAACTTTCAGTTGTAACCTCTTTAAAGAAGCTATCTATTTTCATATTGAAGTTACTTATTTCAGCTTGTTTTACAGTACTTTTCCATAAAGCCGCCGAAGTACTACACATTATAATTTCCATATATAATTGTCCAAAAATAGGACAAGGTGCAGTTTCTATCTTAAAATTTGTTACTGGAGAAGCACCCCAATAAGGAAAATAATAATAGGGGTCATTTGGATTTACCGCAATAGACCAGTTTTTATCTTGGTTTAAAAAGTATGAATTACCACCAACAGGTTGCACTTGTAACTTTAAAATGAACAAAGCATCTGGTGTTCCAGATACAGTTCCTATTGTAGCAAAATCAAATGATAAATTTATTACTTCACTTGGATTTATGAAAGGTAAATTGTTAGCAGTTACAGATGAAAAGTGTGGATTTGCCGTTGGATAATCAATGTACCAAGCATTGTATTTTTTCTCTGCTTGTGATATAACATTTATTATTCCACCATTTCTATTTGCTAACCAAGAAAAAGCATTGCTTTCTGTAGGACTAACTACTGTATATGTTTTAAGATTCCAGTTTGTTATGTAATTATTAGGGTATTCTACAACCTTATTAAATCTAACTTTATTGTAACCCTTTTTAATTAGCTTAAATTGACTATTATCCACAAAGTATAAACCGCTTGTGTTACTTGAAAAACCTTGTATTTCTCCTGTATCACTTATTATTGTGTCATCAAATATAGTACCATCACTATTATAAATAGTTGCATAATAAGAATCTTGTGCAAATTGTGTTAAAGGAACAATGTAAAAGTTTCCTTTTGCTTGGAATAATCTTGAACCAAATGACTTTGTAATTCTTGTTAATACATCAAGACAATTTGTTGCTTCTTGATTACTATTTATAAAAGTTGCATAGTTGATATAAGATTGAGCCAATCCGTCTGCAGCTGGGTCATCAGTTCTATTCTCCATATCTTCCGAATAAAAACTAACACCACTAATTATCTTATAATCTAATGGATATCCTATTTGTTGTAATGCAATTGATATAAAATCTTTTGCGCTTTCTACATATATTAATTCAGTTTCATCACTTAACGGCAATGGTATTGTTTCCAACATACCTAATCCATCAATAGCATTAAAGTATAAATCTTTGCGACCTGTTGAAAATACATACTGAACATTATCACTTAATACCCATCCTATAAAATCTACATTTTCGCCACTTAATAATTTGACAAAGTACTTTCTATCATCTAATGTAGTAAAGTCAGGCATATCCTCTACATTGTCAGTAACATCTATTGCCACGTTTAATTGACTAACATAAATAGGCTCAAAAGCATCATCGCTTCTTGGTATGTATTGTAATTGTAAACTTATACAAGGATATTCTATAATCTCGCCATCGTAACCATCCTCATAAATATTTAGTACACTTGTAACATCCGATTTAGTTGCTGCCGTGATTCTATATTTTATTTCGTATGCCATTAGTATCCTCGTCTTATATTTAAGTTATTGTTTGCTCTTTGAGTTGCCAAAACCAAATCAGAACCTTTTAATACAAATTGACCTTGTGATGCGTTATTGTTAGCTACTGCACTTGGATTAAAACTTGAGTTATTATTACCTGCGTTAACAATAGAACCTGCTGCTCTTGCACCACTTAAAGCATTGCCTACTAACCCTAATGCAGCAAACGCACCTTTAAGAGCTGGGAAAGCGTTCATAATTTTTTCAAATATCAATGCTTGAATAACCATTGCAGCAATATTCTTGCCTATTTGTAAAAAGGCATTTGCTAAAGCCTCTAAAGGATTTTCTCCTTGTTGCATAGCATCATACATTCCAAATAAGGCATTTGTTACACTTGCAGATATTGTTTGTGCAAATTGCTCATATTGTTGAGTTAACTCTTGTAAATCTTTTTGTTCTGTTTTATAATTATTTTCTACCTTCTTTTCTTTAATACCAAGAAAGAAAGTTTCATATTTATTTCTTGCTTCTTCTAATTTCTTTTGATTAATTGCATAAGTATCTACTGGCACATCCATTTCTGGTTCTTTATATGCAGC